AATTTTATATCTTCTTCCACCCCTATAAAATCTATAGAGATAGGAGATATAATGTAAAGGAGCCGTCGGGGGCAAAAGCCTTCCAATATCACACTCACCAAGAGTGGGTGGGATAAGAGGATTGGCACCTAGTGCAACAGGCATGTCATTGCGAGTATAAGTCAATGGGTCAACAGATTTTCCTCCAAAATAGGCAGGATCAAGCTGAATGGAATTCAAAGAGTACTGCTCAGATGTATTATTGGCAGCAAACGGACCCATTAAGGAATATCCGGCATTGTCAGTTCTACGATATGGAGCAGGAAGTCCAACCCACATGGGACCAAAACGCTTAATCAATTGGCGAAGACTGGAAATTTTCTCGCCAATAGACAAGCCTTGAGGCACCAAAGGTGGGGGTGCCGGTGCAGGAAACATAAGCTCCTGGTCCGGATTCACCTGATCAATATGATTGGCATCCTTAGACAACTCTTCGAATACTTGTGCCTCAAATTCTGACTCTTCCTCCTCGATCTCTTCAAACCTAGTAAGAGGAGGCGGGGGGGGAGGGGGAGTAAAGAAGGGATAGTAAGATGCAAAGTCAGGAATTGAAAACTCCAAATCATCAGCCCCTGAAGACCAACAAGCAATTTTGACAATATCAGAGGCTTGGCCACCCTTTCGAAGCTGAGTTAACACCTCGACAATAAGATAGCCAGTTGAAGCTTCTCTGAAGATGTCAGTAGCAGTCGCAGGAATAACCTCAACGGGTAACCACGGCTTGTTAGACACATACGGGATAACAAAAGAAATCTCAGAGGACTGAGATAAATCAAGAACCCAATTATGCGCCTGATAAACTTGGTCACCTGGGGAAAACGGCGTCTGACTAGCAGCAACACGAGGAACAAAAGTAAAACGAATCCTACCTGAATGGAATCCAGTCTTAGCAAAAGAGAAGCGATATTTCATACCTCCTCTCCAATACCTAAACATGGATGCCAAATAGGCTAAAGTCGTGCACTTTGCCTCACCATCAACAGGGGCAGCACAATAACCTGGAGTAACAGGAATAGTTGCCAATTCAGTTCCAACAGGAGATGAAATGTTCCAATCCAATACAGATCGGAAAATACAGGATTTCTTCTTTACGAAGTCAATATCCATTTCATCAGCGTCTGTAGAGAACATCCCAGGATAATTCTGAATAGCATTATCGGTAGTAGCACCCAAAACCACACTAGAGTCATGTCCATCGTAATTCGTATATCCTTTACCAGGCAAATTAGAAAACGAGTGACAAGGCTCATTGTTAATAGGCTTAGAAAAGCCAAGTGTGGATGCCACTCCAGACAATGCCCTAGACATCCATGTTAAGGGTAGCTGAGTAACAGTCTGCAAAGCATTGCTTGCAGCTGCTTTCACACCATCCACAACAGGATCAAGAATTGGAGCAACCGTCTCATTCACAAGAACTTGAGCAACAAAATTACTATTGAGGTTCTTATAAGTAGGAAGGGTGAGATCAACCTCCGTAAACCAACCATACATGGTATAGGAAACGACGGTGGGAGCCTCACTTGAAGCTGCAGCAGCAATAGGAATCATGCGCAACGTTCCCATAGTAGACTCAGCCGTGACCAAGTTGTAATGGGAAAGAGGCGCACAATAAGGAATAACAATCTCAACAGGAGTTCCTGAAGCAATGTCAATCTCAATACCCGGATATCCAGTGGCATTGGCCAAATCTCCTCTAGCGCCTCGATTACTCTCAGCATCATAAGGAGAAAAATATAACCAGTACTTGCCAGACTGAAAGGGCATGGCATTGAAAACAACTTTGACATGCACATTAGCACGAAAGTATTCATAAAAGACCAACTTTGATCGCAGAGCAGATGAGGTAGAAAGAATGATATTGGGAAAAGTACCAATTTCAGTATCGTCAACATCAGCCGAAGAAAACTCTCCAATTTTGAAAGGGATCGGACGAGCAAGAAACTTCTTAATATCAGAAGTAGTATCATCATCCGCAATCTTAATCCAATCGGAAGGTTGAGCAATCATAGGTTTTTCATACATTGCTTCTTGAACAGGATCCTGAAAAACAGTGACCTGTTCCTGTTGATTTTGTCCTACCTCATGGGAGGAAACATTAATTTCATTATTCATTGAAGCGATTCAACTAATTTACTAACCACGCATATCGAATCAAACAGGCGTGTAAAAGTGACGGAAGAATAGCCTTTATTTATAGTGGCACACATTCAACTGTAGAAGCACAATGGCCTCTCCACTCTAACTCATACATTCAGGATTTGCTGCATCATTCATACGTCAATCAAACGAAGCCCCATTATATGAGAGTCTCTCAATCTGTCTTTCCGACTATTGCGCCATACTTCTCCATCTCAGAGAGTTTATACTCACTGTAGGTGAGAATAGTAGGGCGCAAACCATGCTTAAGAGCAGCACGGCGAAACCTCTCACTCCAATAATTGAAGACATGCTCGGCGTGCAAAGATAACTCCGTACAAGCAACTTCAATATTCAGAGTGGTGGCTTCAATAACATCCATAGTATTCCTGGTCCAATTTGGAATTTCCAAAACAGAATCTAAATCAAGAGGGGCTTCCCACTTCAAAAGATCCGTATTGTAAACGAAGCCTCTCTTAAGATACTTCACTTCCACAAGGGATCTATAAGGGAGCATTTCCCCACTCTTGGATTCATCCGTATAAGTCATTCCAAAGGTAGAAAAAGCCTCACTCATCAAGACCTGATTGTAAAATTCCGTAGCATAGTCCGAGATATTCAACACGTTGTCATCACCATAAGCTACCATCGTAACATGATTGCGAAAAGACCTCATAGAATTATCTTGGGGTCTATTAGCAGTCAACAAAAGCCAAACATAGCGACAAGCAATGGAATTGTACATCGAATTAAGGATGGCCGTGAGAGGATTTCCAGAAGGTTGGGAGTGAGTCCAGTGATAAATCGTAGAACCGCACACATGCACAGAATTCACAATTTCACACCAGAGCACCCTCCTAATTCTCTTATTCTCCTCACCATCATTATACCAATCATTGATGATGTCGCAAATAGACCATAGGATCTCGGCATTCAAAGTACCATCAAAGTTGCTAAAGTCACCAGCAATAACTCTCTTCCCCTTAGAAGAAAGAATATTAGCTATGACATCCCAATCTTGGGAATAGACATTAGTGCCAACCGAAATTTCATTGAAATTTCTACGAGCAGCACAATGTCCAGCAAAACCAAGAAAATACTTACGAAAAGCAAGACAATAGTCCATAGGTCCAGCAGAAAAGACTCTAGTTTTCCCTGACATAACCTTCTTAATGGGTCTACGCTCATCCTTCAAGGTATCAGTCCAAATGGTTGGAGTCCTCTCATTATTCTTAGCTAACTCGATCCTTTTGTCAATCAATTCCTTGAGGTCAGCCCTTAGAATGTAGTCCTCATCAGATCCAAGCCAATCAGTCTTTCCAGGACCCTTTGCATCCTTCCGAAAAGGATAACCAGGAGAAGTAGAACGAGCAATGGCAACCATGAAGTCATCACCTTCAACACCTGCAACCATCTCATAATCACTCAAAACTCTCTGTCTTTCAGGATCATCCGGAAAATTCATTCGGGTGTCTGAAACAGCAGCATTAAGATACGTTTGGTTCAGGGCAGTTGAGGGTTCAGCACATTTCTTAAGTCCTTCCATCATAGGATCAATTTTGCGTCCATCAACGATAACTGGTCCCAGAATACAAGGAATCGTAGAGTGCTCAACAACTTCATCATGAATCAATGAGGGTCTCAATTGAGTCTTAGATGATCCAATCACGGGATACAAAGATTTTCCAATAGGAGTAAAATCACCTTCAGGACGAGGCAGCTTACACACTATCTCATCACCTTCAATCTTATATCCCAAGTGAGCAACCCATTGTTCAGGTTCCATACCAATCTGGCACACATCAGGAATTCCACTCAAAACCTTCAAAAGATCATTTCTATTCACAGGACTAGCCATTCCAACTCCTGTAGCACCAGCAACATGAATTCCAAGAATCTTCTTCTGATATTGGGTTCCGATGACAATCAAAGGAGATCCACAATCACCTTTAGTTGTTTCCATTGCATATTGATAGTGAGCACGAATATGGTAAGTTTGATCCCCCTTATACGTCCAAGGTTGATCAACAGCTTCCACTTGGCCATAGCGCATCAAACACGTGGTAATCTCTGGGGATAATAAGCAAGCCTTAGCATATTTAAATCTACAGAGTTCAGCACTGTCCGAAAAACTATCCAACACATTAGCATGTTGTCTCACAATAGAGGGACATTGGATAAGCATTTGATCCTTGAGTTCTCCATCAGCCCCAACAACATCATGGTACCTCAATTGATCAACTGGGATCTTGAAGCCACTAGGATTGGAGGCATTGGAGAGCACAATATGAGTTGATCTCTCGAGCAAAAAGCGAAGGTGACGAACTGTGAGAAACATACGTCCTTTAACGAACATCCCTCTCACTCCACCCAGGCTCTCATTCCCAGAGAAAAGCTGAATCTTATACATATTCAGAATCAACTTTTGAGCCAAAGAAAATGCATTGGGATCGGCTTGCAATTCACCAGTAAACTCACCAATTTGTTCATCACCAACAGTGCTAAATTCAACCCTACGCTGTTGCTTAACAGTTTTGGGATCAGCACTATGAGCTACCTCAATCTTGGCACGAGTTTTCATGGTTTTCGGATCGCCACTGGCACACATCTCAACCTTGGCCTTTGGTTTAATGGTCTTAGGATCAGCACTAGCAGCCATCTCAACAACTGTAAACTTCTTCACAGTCTTAGGATCTCCACTGGCAGCCAATTCTGTTTCCACATCACCTTTCGGCCAAAGGAAATAAAGAGCCAAGGGCAAAATTGCCATAGTAGCAGCGATAATGGGATATTTCTTCAGAGTATCAATAGCACTCTGAAGATATTCCCCAAGCTTGCATTTCACATTAGGCAATTCAGCCCAAAATTTGGTGATAAAAGCCGGAACATTGCGAGTCTGCGTCTTAGAACGTCTACTAACCTGAACAAAATCAATATCAGCATATTCAGGTTCATCGACCAAATCAGCTAGGCGTGTCGTTTCCAAAATCAAATCAAACTCACCAGCTTGATAGTTGGCATAAAAGGCATCAAAACTATAGATCTCAAAGAAGAACCTCACATCCATAGACTTGACGCAAGCTTTAAGTTTTGGATCATAAAAGATCTGCATAACTTGATCTCGAGTAAACTTAACATCAGCTTGAGCCAAAAAGTCGCGAGAAGCTATCTCATTCAGTTCCTTGATAATAGCAGTGGTACGTTTGTATTTTCTCTCGTAGAACACAGCGCAATGTTCCACCAATGCCTCATAACTGAAAGGTTTGGCACCAAAATTAGCCAAATGTCCAGTCATAGTATCAATAAACTGAAACTCGTAAATCTCAGTTGAAATGGCCTTTCCAAAACGCTTAAAAACTTTAGCTGAATCCACCATATGTTCTTTTCCTGGCTCTTTCAAGCAGAATTCCTTCTTGACACTCACTTGAACATGAACATCAATACGCCTTCGCACAGCCTCAGGATGGGTCAAACTCTCAGGATTAAACCACTTGCTATTCGATGAAATCAAAACAATCTTTGAAGTAAAGAAAGAATTGGCCTTCTCATGCAAATTCGCCATATGAACAGGATAAGGAGCCAAATTTCCAAAACGGATTGTCTCAAAGTACTCCAGATTGGGTTGGCCAGTAGAATCTTTCATCTGACCAAAATCATCATAAAGAACAACACGTTGGCCTTTATATCCATCCCAAAACACTTGCTCAACATTCCTGGCATAAATTTCTTCAGCCCATTTGCCGTCATTGATGCCGTCTAATTTCAACAGCTCAATAGCAAGAGGATACATCATTCCTGATTTTCCAACTCCAGACTCACCATAAAGGCAAATGGTCACAGGCTCGCATTTAGGTCCACCTTTAAAGGCTCCAGAACACATAACCTTATCATACAACATCTTGATAACACCAAAATGAGTATTCAAGGCTTGCATGTGTCCATTAGGGACCTTCAGTTCAGAACATCTAGCGACCATAAAGAGACCACGTCTGTACAAGTTCTCAATCTGACGACACTTGGCCTCACACTTGGCAATCTCCTCAATATTCTCAAAAGAAACGAGAGACTGAACCTCATTGTACCATTCACCAATGTCAGAGAAAAACTTAGTCAAGTCATCAATCTCATACGGATGTCCAGTATACCATTGATAAATAGCTGGAAAGGCATACTTCATCAGCTTTTCAACCAAGGATGAGATTGAAACAATGCTTCTGGAAATCTCTCCTAAATTCTTCAACTTCTTCAATACATCAAAAGATGGAATATCCTTGAAGAAAAACAAAGAAAGAAATCCAGACAAAAACTCAAACATCCAAGTGAAGTCAGGTCCTTGTGCTCTAAACTCACGAGGGGCAACAATATTGGAGAAAAAGGCAATGGCTTTATCAACCACAACTTTAGCACACCCAATCGAGTTACACAAAGTGAAAATAAGAGCAGTTCGCGCAACAGTGTCTTGAAGATCAATCTTAAAAGCCAAAATAACTTTCGAGACAATCTCCAAAACCTGATAAATCATAGCTTCCTTAATACCAGAAGTAGAAAGGAGGCTAGTAACCTGGGAAAACAAACGAGCCAAAGTCTCATCCTGCAACTTGAGGTTCAAATCAACTCCAAACAAAGCCTCAGCTTCGAACTTCAAAGTCCTCAAGTCACGTTCAAGTCTTCGAACTTGATCGCGTTCCTTAATCAATTTTTGGTGCTTCTCATAGGAAAACTTCTCCAAACGTTGAAGCACCCTCTTATCGTCCTCGTCAACAATGAAAACGCGCTGTTTATTATGAAGATAACAAGTTATCTTACGTGATTTACGCACATTTCCAACAACTCTTCCATCATACTCGAAGAGTTGACTTCCTTCCTTCCAAAATCTCGTATTGAGAATCAAATGGCGAAGGAATACACGCCTTTGGTTGTTATAGCGGCGGGCAGAGTTAAGTTCAAAGGTTTTATCAAAAATTGAATCCATGGTAGCGTTTATAAATTTTTCTTCCTCTACTGTCATTTCTTCGAGGAATACGCCACACCTTCTATAAATCTACGAATGGGTTGCTAGTCCACCGAGCCTTAATATAGAAAATGAATGGCTTGGTATATTGGGTATCTACGATATAATCTACTCCCAACTAAACCGTTTCCGAGTCGTCCAAATCCTAGGAAAATAGCAATTTCCATATCAATAGCGGTGAGGTATTAAGATCTGTAACATTCCATAAAGCGGTTACAGTCTTATCCGACTCTCTTTAAGCGTTCCCACACTCAAGGGTACTGAACATAAAGATAGGACTAAAATACGTCTACATTATTTTGTGTTGGTTAACACGGTTAAAGATCCCAATGACTCACGAGCAAAAGGAGGACCAAACAAAGCTGTTCTTACGAGCAATCTGGTACCAGCTAAATGCGGTCTCACGAGCAACACGGTACCAGCACAATGACTTACGAGCAAAAGGAGGACCAGCAGTGATTAAATCCCTGTATCTCCAAGCATATCAACTTGTCTGTATCTGTGAAGCATAACCTCTACATTTCTGTATCTGGAAAGC